TTCGCTCCGAAATGGAGTCCGCGATCACTGTCGCTGTCGGAGAAGGAAAGTCAGCAGCGGAAATGTCGAGAGACGTTCGCAAGTATCTGCAATATCCAGACAAGCTGTTCCGTCGCGTCAAGGGGTCAGACGGAAAACTGCATCTGTCGGAGAACGCGAAAGCATTCCACCCAGGTCGCGGAGTCTATCGTTCATCGTACAAGAATGCTATGCGTCTGACTCGCACTGAGACGAACGCAGCGTACAGAGCAGCGGACGAAGATCGTTGGGAGCGCATGGACTTTGTCATCGGATATGAAGTCAAGACCTCGAAGCAGCATTTCGTGAGAATGCCAGACGGAGACATCTGTGACGTTCTCGCAGGAAAATACCCGAAAGGCTTCAAGTTCACAGCATGGCATCCGCACTGTCTCTGCTATGTCGTTCCGATTCTCGCAGGACAGAACGACTTCGTCGCTATGCAGAAAGCGATTCTGAACGGACAAGATCCGCGTGTCGTTGACATACAAGCGCAAGAGATCAAAGACGTTCCAGACGCGTTCAAGAAGTGGATCGAGAAGAACGCGGATCGCATCAATGCAGCGGACGTGAAGCCATACTTCATCGCACAGAACTACGTTGACGGAGACATCAGCAAAGGACTTGTGATACACAACAAGCCGAAGGACGTTTGGCAGATCGCGAAGGAACGTCGCGCGGATCGTGACGAAGCATCCATACAAGCGCGTTGGAACGCTCGCAAGATGCAGCAAGTCCAGACAGCGATCCAGACGAACGATCTTGAAGTCAACGCAGCACTGCAAGGACGCATCGACAAGTTGCAGTCAGCGATCCAGAAGAACGACGTTCCAGAGATACAGAAAGCATTCCAGAGAGCAATGCAGGGTGTTGACACGCAGACGCGTTGGGACGCGATCGTCTGGGAAGGCTTCACAGCAGAGCAGAAAGCGAATCTCCGCGAGTTCGGAAAGCAGATCGGAGTCCAGAAGGGGCGCAGGATGACGCATGAGCAAGCGGACACGAAACGAGTGAATCCGCACTATCAGCCGAAGTACAAGCAGGGCAAGAAGAATCCGAAGTACGACGAACAGTATTCGATCAACTGCCAGACGTGTGCGCCAGTGTACGAACTTCGACGCATGGGATTCAACATCGAAGCGAAAGGTTACAAGGGCGCGGACTTCAAGTATCTCGCACAGAACTTCAAGGAAGCGTGGAAGCGTCAGGACGGATCTCTGCTTGGAAACGTCCGCACTGCGAAGAAAGCAACGGAGATCTGGACGGACATCGGCAACGAGAAGGACGGAGTCTTCCAGATCCAGTGTACTTGGAAGGGCGGCAGGTCTGGTCACACTTTCAATCTTGTCAAGGAGAACGGAAAGATGTTCTTCTACGATCCGCAGACGAACGAAGTGTTCAAGGATCTCGCGGAGTTCAAGAAGTACAGCGACGATGTGTCTCCGAAGTACGGATACAAGTACTTCCGCATCGACAACAAGCTTGTGAACATCAAGAGAGTGAAGCCGCTTGTGAAGGAAGCGGAGGAATACGTCGATCCGATCGAGAGAGCGCGTCAGATCCGTCACGCGAACAGAGACGAAGCAGCGATCCGTCAGCGTCTCGCAGAACGCGCGAAACGCAATGCTCTGATCGACAAGATGTCGAAGAACGTGATCAGCGTCTCGCAGGACTATTCGGAGTTGTCTGTGAAGACAGCGGAACTTCAAAAGCTTGTCGCAGCACAGAACTACGCGAAAGCGAACGTGCTTGCGCGTGATCTCGCGAAGGAGATCGCAGCAGCGAACAAGGAACTCGCACAGATGAAGGATCTCATTCCAGACGTGAAGACGTGGACTAAGCAGTTCTCCGTCGCTGATCTGAAAGCAGCGCACGCAGCGATCAAGTCGAAGATCGACAGCATCGGTCTCATGTCTCTCGACGCGCAGGTCAAAGCGTTGGAGAAGGAAATCAAGTATGTCGCAGATCCGACGTACTTGAAGCCGCATAAGATCTATCCGACATGGAAAGTCTCGCAGGACGCTTACGTTGTCAAGCTGCAAGAAGTCAAGGACAAGATCTTCTGGAAGGATCTCGACGATCAGAAGAAAGTCATCGAAGCGTTCAAGATCGCGTCAAAGACGAAGTCACAGAAACTTGCTGACGCTCTGCTTGACTTTGACATCGCTGTCGCTCACGGGAACAAGCTTGCAGCACAGAACGCACTCACGGAAGCACAGAAAATCAAGCAGACGATCGAGAAACGTGCTGCAACGTCGGCATCGAAGAAGGCGAAAGCGAACTCTCTCGCGTCCGTCGATCAGAAAGTCTTGAACAGAAAGATCGAAGACAGCGAATATCTCGACATGTCGAAGCGTCTGCAAAGCATGAGAATGTCGGAAGCACTTGCAGGAAAGCGGACGCTTACAGCACAGCAGCAGCAGTTGTACTTGGAACTGAAAGACGCGATCAGCGACAACGACGCAGCGAAAGCAAGATCACTCTGGGCGAAGCTTGGAGAAGATCTTGATGACGTTTACAGTGCAGCACGCAAGGATCTCGCACTCTGGCATATCAACGAACGTGACGCTCTGGACTACTTCTTCGACTTCACAGTCGAACAATGGAAGACGATGTCGGCAGCAGAGAAGCACGGAGTCTGGAACTACACAGAGGGCAGCGCGTACTGTACAGAGACGCTTCGCGGCATTCAAGGCTATCGCTACTATCCGTCCAGAAAGGCACTCACTGTTGTCGAACGCGATGTTGAGGAAATCACAAACGCACTCGCTCGAAGCAGTGTCGATCAAGATGTCTGGGTCAAACGAGACGAAATCGCAGCATTCATGGACTATCGCTTCGGCATCAATCTCGACTCGTTCAAGTCTGATCCCAGTAAGCTTGTAGGAAAGATCGGAACTGACGAATCCTTCATGTCTTGCGGATCTTGCAGGAACACGAACTTCGGATATAAGTCAGTCTGTCTGAATATCTACGCTCCGAAGGGGACGCGGATGATGTACTGTGAGCCGTTCAGCGAATACGGAGAGTTCAAGAAGAAGTGGGACGGAGTGACGAAGCCGTCTTATCTGAATGAGAACGAAGTACTGCTGCAACGCGGAACGAAATTCCGAATAACGAAAGCGGAATGGAACGCAGCGGATCAGAAGTGGTACATCGACATGGAGATCATCGCGCAAGACGCTCGCAAAATCAAGGAATACAAGAACGACGGAGGCTGGTACGCAGTCTTCGAGTAAGCAAAAAAGAAGCGGAAGATCCGAATGTCTTCCGCTTCTTTTTCTACTTCATGTAACGCAGATAGAACTTCTTGAACTCACTCACGTCAACGCAGTCCAGATACTTGCAGAAGCGATTGAAAAGCATCGCTTTCAGCGTGATCGGAGTGTCATCCGTCTTCTCAAAGTCTTGCAGTCCTGCATCGACATAGTCCTGCAACAGATCTTCGAACGAGAAGTCATCGTCTGTCATACGCTCTACCCAGAAGCGTTCGCAGGAAGCGAACATCTTCGATTCTGGATCGCTTGATTCAGCGTCCTTCCAGTGCTTGCACTGCTTGATTGCATCTTCTTTCCTCATATCTCATTCTTGACTAAGTACATGTACTTGAAAGTGAAGTCGCCAGAGACGTTTCCGTCAACGTCGATCGTGACGAAGTACGGAAGTCCAGTGGATCGCGCGTTGTCCGTTCCTGCAAGATAGACGGACAAGTGATTGTCTTCTCCGACATACGTGACGTTGTCGAATCCAGTCTTGCGTGCATCTTCGAGTGCAAGTTTCTGCTTTTCTTGAATCGTGATCATATTATCTTGAAATTGAAGTTCTCAATAACTTTCTTCATCTGCATCGGAATGTGTCTGTTTGCTGTCTGGATCATGTCAGCAGGAATCTGGAAGCGTGCTTCTGCGACTGATCCTGCAATCGCTGCAAGCGTGTCAGCGTCTCCACCGAGAGAGACAGCACGACGGATCGCGTCTTCGAAAGATGTCGCTGTCAGAGCGCAGATCAACGCTCCTTCGACTGTCGGAAAGACAAGTTCCGTGTACTCATAGTCGTTCCGATACGCATCGAACAGATCTGGATGATCGACGTAGAACTTGACTCTGCTGAATCCGTAGTTCGAGTCCAGTTCTTTGATAATCGTCACTACAGACTTTTCGCGATTCAGATAGTAGATCGCGAACGTGAGAGCCTGAACAGCGCGGACGGACTGCCAGTGATTGTGAGTCGCTGTCGCTGACTGCGTAGCGAGTTCCATACAGATGTCGAGATCTCCGCTTGCATACGCGCAGGGAGACACGCGCATAGCACAGCCGTTTCCCATAGAGAAGTAAGGACGGAAGGATTTGGACGCGACCCACTGCGAGAAGGACGCTCCGTAGCCGCCTTTCGGAGTCGGATATTTCCTCGCGAAGTGGTAGTACGCATCAGCGAAATCGTTCTCTGTGCAGCGTGATCCAGTATCAAGGATTGCAAAAGCTGTCGCGACAGTCAAGATCGTGTCATCCGTGATGTCGCATCCAAAAGGAAACAGATAGAAGTCGTAGTCCTTCTGCCTGCTGAACTCATACGCGCTTCCGACGATGTCTCCTATAATCGCTCCGTACAAGTGCTGATAGTTGTTTACTGCTGTCTTCATATTGCTTTGATGTTATTGTTCGTCTGCAAAGTTACGGTTTTTCTTCGAAACGCGCAAGAAACCCTTGCGAATTACGCATTTCTTGTTCTCATAGTCACGCTCTGACAAGTTGTAGTTGTTTGAGAGCGATCTGTAAGAGATACCCAGACGCTCACTGCTGAACGTCTGGAAGATCGCAGCCTGCGATCCGAAATAGGAGTGCTTCGACTCTCCGTCACGCTGATCTTTCAGTTCAACGTGATATACTGTCTGCTGTCTCTGTTTCATCTTCTTGATCTATTTCTTCATCTATTTCTTCGTAGTGTCCTAAAGTTCCTTCATCGCATTCTTGATCAAATGCTTCAAGGCAGTAGTCGCGCATGTGGCAATCGTCACAGTCACCACCTTTGCGGAACTCGAAAACGTGTGTATGTTTGATCTTTATTGTGCTCATACTTGCATGTATTCGTCGATCCAGTTGATTTTTTGATTGTAGACATAGATATGATTCTGTGAGAGTGTTCCGTCCTTCTTCAATAGCTTGAAGTCATACGTGTAGATGACGCTTCCGTGGAAGATGTCTGGATTGATGTTGCAGCAGACGATCGTGTGAGAGCGTCCGTCCTTCTCGAATGTCGCTTTCTGTCCTACTCTGTGTTCGCAGAAGTTGTTGACGATCTTTTTCAAGATGTCCTTCTGTCTCCGTTTCTCGTTCTTCGCGATTGTGACGCTTTCGTCGTACATCGCGATCAAGTCTTCTAAGCTGTGTTCCATACTGATGAATGTTTAATTGCACCAGACGCAGTTTCCCTTCGTCTGGCGCGGTTTGTTTCTCCTTCTTGATCAATTCGCTTTCGTGATGATGAATCTCCAGTGAGCAGTGACGAAATCGCTGTATTCAGCGCACCAGATAGAGCGAGCGTGCATCGTGTTCTTGTCATCTTTGATCCAGATGTCGAACGCTTTCGCGTCGTTGCTGTCGATCGACTGGACGCTGATCCTGCTTGTGTTCATCTTCGCGGACAGACAACGCTCTGCGACGAACGTCAGACAGCGGAGATATTCAGCTTCCGTGTCTCTGCGGACGCGTTCCAGATAATAGTCTCTGTCGAAGTCATGCGACTCGACTCTGAACGTCGAGATCCGCTTGTGAAGCAACTCCGCTTTCTTGTCAGTGACGTGAAGCTTCGTGATAACGTCGCGATACGACTTGATGTCTCCGTACTTCTCCTTCATCGTGTCGAATCTCCACTGTGCGAAGTCCAGATGATTCTTGACATAGCTGTCGTGAAAGCCTTTGATCTGGACGCTGATCGCGAGAACGAGAGAGTCGCGGACACTGTTGTCAGTCGTGCGCTCCTTCAAGATCTGATCGACGTAGTAGATAGGGCGCTCACACCAGCGAGCGCGTGAAGGATTGAGTGCGATCTGCTTGCGGAGATAGTCCAGATAGTAACGGACGAACTCCGTCGATTCGTCTGCGAATGCTTCGCGGATCTTCTTCGATGACTCTGGATAGTTCCAGTACATGTTGAAGCAGTGAATGTCTTCGATTACTGTGAACTGTGTGCGCTGCTTGTGGAGTTCCAGTCCGACTGCAAGGATCGATTTCTCGATTTCCTTCGTCTTGTTGGAAGTGATTCCGTACTTTGCACACATCTGCTTCTTGACTGCTGTCGATGCTGCGTCGTGAACTCTCTGACGATCCTGCAAGATCTCCGTGATTGTGAAATTTGATACTGTTGTACTCATATTGCTCTGTTGTTTGATATTAAACTTGATGCAAAGATATTGCAAATAACCGAAATATGCAAACTTTTTAGGAAGAAATTTCGCTTTTGATGTGGGATTTTCCAGTTCTTTTACAAAAGAAGCAGGCAGACGATCCGAAACGGATCATCTGCGACGTGCTTTCTGTGTCTTCTTTGGAAGATTCCAACCGCGAAGCTTCGCGCACTCGTAGTTGAACTTGTACCATACGTCTTCTTCAAGAAACTCGAAGTGCATTGTTCCTTTCTTGAATCCTTTGCAGCGGAAGAAGCCCCACTCAAACCACTCTCCGAACTTGATCTTGTCGCGATTGTTATAGATGAAGCGTCGGAGTGATCCGATCGTGTCGTAGTCGCGTCCAGTGATCGTGCAGAGTGCTTTGACTACATCTTCGATCATTTCGCATTTCCGATGAACGTAGTCGCTGTAATCTACTTCGAACGTACAGTTCCAACCGACGGACACGATGTAGGGAACGATGAACTTACGATTTACCATGTAGTTAGCGTTCGTCTTCCATGTCTCGCCTGCTGTGCTGTTCTCTGCGCTGAATGAACAGATAGTGTCAAAAGCTTCCGTCAGTGCTCTCTGCATACGTTGTCCGTTTGTCTGGATCACGATGTCGATGACGCGATAAATATTCTTCATCGTGAACGGAACGTTCGTCTGCTGTTCTATGAACTTGTTGATCTGATCGCGAAGCTGTGCAGTCGCATACTTTTCCATGTGTAGCTTCTGGAATATGATCTTCCAGTAGTGCTTCTGCAACGCTTTCTTGTACTGATCATGTGTGATCGCAGTTCCTTCGCTCGCAAGTCGTTCGTCATCTTTGACTACGATCGCACCGAAGCGGACTGGAACAGATCCATAGCTGACGCGTTCCTGCTTGCTCTCGCCAGTTGTCGGATCAGTGACAGTCTTGAAGTCGTAGAAGTCCGCGAGATCGTTGATCTCCTTAGAAGCAGCGAGAACACTGTCAAACAGCTTCACAGCGGACACGTAGCGATTGACGATGTCGCGAACGAAGTTGTAGGACATGAGACCTTCTTTTCCAGATCCAGAGAGGTCGTCTTCGTCGTATGCAGAGAAGAAATAGTCAGAAAACTCGTTGTCGCCAGATCCCTGCTTGTATAGTTTAAGCAGTGACACTTCTACGCGAGTCGTTCGCTCT